GAATTTGTTGGTGCATAATATGATCCATGCTGACCATCAAGAAGGTCGGAGTCAATTCCTGATGATGCTCCATCAACTTCTTTAATTGCATCAACAAGTGCCTGGTTCTTCCATAATGATGTTGCATTATCATAAGAAATAATATGATTATCGGCAATACCATTTATTAAAACATTATGAAGTTCATCTAGTTCATATCCATTTTGTACCTTGACAAAAATTTGACCATTATTTTGCTGGACTCTAGTAACTATACCTATAAAAACCGTGTGGATCGGTGGGGCTGGTTTGTTAGCAGTCCCATAAAGAAGATTTCCATTTGTACCCAGCCAAACTGGATCTCCTGCGGTGGCTGAAGAAGTATTTAATCCAGAAATCAATCCTTCTGTAACAACAAATCCTGTAGCATTAGTAGATAGGTTTTGTTCCAGAAGCCCCAGTGTTTTTGATGATGTTACTTCTGAAGAATTTGATGCTTTAGAGACAATCTTATTTGCACCATCTGCAGATGATACATAAACGGCTTGTCCTTTATTTATTGCCTCTGCCGCTTTTACATTATGCTTAACTTGAGATGTATAATTAGCAATGTTATCAATCCAATGCGTATTGTAATTTGTTTCATCGATTTTTGCTAATATCTGACCACCTGTTCCGCCTATTGGAACGCCAGATCCGCCACCAGATGAAAAAGCAATCCATGCAGATCCATCATAATATTTAAAACTATTGCTTACAGTATTATAATAAATTTCACCAGCAGTACCAGTTGCAGGGTCTGCTGCTAAATTTACAATTCTTTGAGTAGATAATAGTCTTTTTGCCATAAGTAAATTATACCTTCCCGCTAGGAGGGGGCATAAGCCCCCTCCTAGTCAAAAATTAGCCTACAACTACTACGCGGAATGCGTTTGAAGATGGGGCGGTTGCAAATGAAACAGTTACAGTATTAGTATCTGTTCTAACTACATCCACTTCAACTGTATCGTATGTGGCATTATCATAAACCTGAACTTGTACATCTCTTGATCCCAGATTGTGTTGTACTGCATATGAAGTAGCAGTTCCATTTCCTACGTTGGCAGCGACCTTCTTGGCAAATCCATCTGTGACAAGTTTAGTCTCTACGGATGAAATATCAACAGAAACTCCATCATTGTCAATAGATAGGTAACTATTTGATGGCTTAACCCTTAACTCTGCAACAAAGTTTTTATTTAGAAGCAATGCAATTGACCTGTGTAGTTCCTGACCCGCACCCACGGCCACAAAATAGAGGCCGAAGGGTGATTGTCCTGGGGCAACCACATTAAGGTTTACTTGAATAATCCGTAAATTTCCCTCAGATGTGAGCGTGTAACCTGGACTAGTTAGATTCTGAAAAAGAGAAAATCCTGCTTGGTTTGCAATACGAATGTCCGTTGGTTCCGTTGCTGACTGAAAAGAATACGTTATCCTGTTAAGTCCCTGGTCATACACAGCGTTAATTGCAATGGGACTAGATGGCCCTGTTGCAGCCGCAGGAGTTACTATTGGTTCTTTATCTATAAAAAATGTTGGATTATCAATATAATTCAAATCGATGCTATTAGAATCTCCAAGAACCTCTCCGATTGCATCCTGTACTTCTTCTCTGAAATTAGTTATATCTGAAGTTGCAATGTCATCTCCTGCTAAGACTAATGCTGCATAGGCAGAACCATCTCTGGTTGCCTCCCATGTGTCATTAGTCTCGTTCCAGCGGAGTGAAACGTTGGTGCTATCTCCACGCTCTACTTCAATTCCTGCATTCTCTGTTGGCGAACCAGTAGCATTTGAATTCAGGGTAATTGTATTGTCAGCAAGAAGAATTGTTTCTGTGGTAATAGACGTTGTAGTTCCAGAAACTGTTAGATTTCCAGTAACGACCAAATCGTCATCAACAGTAACAGTACCCCCTGTTGAATCAATTGTAAGATTTCCTGAAGCGGTATCAATTTCGTTATCGCCAGTAATTCCTACTTGTACATTGCCGCCAGTAACTCCTGCAAATGTTGGACTTGCTGAAGTTGCAACACTTTGACCGATGGCAATAGATGGGGTAGAACCTTCTCCTGTTCCACCAGTTACAGTAACACCAGTTCCTGATGAAATAGATTGAACATAATCTCCAGAGGTATCTGTGCCTAGGGCTACACTATCGGCAGCAATGGTTGCTGTAATAGTGACATTTGCAGATCCATCAAAGGAGGCAGATCCAGAAAGATCCCCTCCCAATGAAATTGTTCTTGCTGTTGCCAATGCTGTTGCAGTACTAGCATTTCCAGATAGGTTAGCACTAATTGTTTCTGGAAGGCTGATTGTTGCCACTCCATCTGTAATGCTAACAGTAACTTCATTTGTGGTGCCTTGAATATTTGTAATAGCACCTACAGAAATCCATGCCGTTCCGTTATAAACTTTCAAAAGATCGCTGGCGGTATTGTAATAAACTCTACCTTCAAAATTCCCCGTGGTTGGATCTGATGAGAGTCTTTCAAACCCTGAGGTGGTCAGGACGGCGTTCAGAATTTGATTTCCTGACATATCAAGATGTGTTAGAAATCTTTTAGCCATATAAACTCATCTCCTTTCTAAGATAAATAGGCTTTTCCAGCAACGTTTTGATTGAATCTAGCAACTATGTGGTTAGGACCAACGTATTCATAGTCACCTTCGATTACCTTATTGCTGGTGTCAACTATTATGACGTTTGGAACAAACGCTAGAGTATGAGCGATGTTCCATACCGAGGAAGGAGAAGTTTGCGTATAAACTTGGCCCAAGTCATTTGGATCATTGTTTCCAAGCGGAACTCCTACTCCCCAACCATCGGCGGTTTTAGGACCAAACAGGTATCCGGTATCTGTATTTATGTACTGGTCACCTATTAATCCAATGACTGATGATGGATTTCCAACACCAGACAAAACTTGTGTTCCCCGTGGACCCTGAAGACCAACGGCGGTTACAATAACGCGATTCTCTACTCTTTCTACGGAAACTCTATTATGAGTCATCGGATCACCGCAGGAGTTACTGAGAAATATCCGCTAAGTATTGTAGTATGAACTCCAGATTGACTAATTATTTTAAGTTGATATGCTGCATTTGGCGTAGTAAATTTTCTAGTTTGAGCAGGAGTAAAAGTAATTGTAAGTTGTCCATTACCTGGATTTATAACAATGCCAGTTGGAGATGTAGCAGAAGCGCAAAGTACTTTACCAGATTGTTCGTTTCTCACATCCATTCTGGCTGTATATCCTGTTAGATTAATGTTGGTACCATCGGGATTTTGATACGTTACTATTGCAGAAAACGTATCTCCTTGCACTACCCTAAAGTTAACTTCTTCCATTAAATATAGACACCTCTCCCATAAATTATAACATCTATCAGAACTAATACAGAAAGCCCGTCATCTCTGACGGGCTGACTGTGTATATTAAATTTATGGCTTATCTGCACCAAATAATTTTATCCATGTAGTCTTATTTGGAAGACCATCTTGTCTTTCAGCCCTTATACCTATTTGTTCTTGGAATCTTTGTACTGCTTTGATTGGGTATTTCTGTGTTCCTATAGCGAGAGGAACAACCTTTAATACTCCAGCATCATATAATTTACAAGAAACTCTCCAGGATGCCTTATTAGCAATACCCTCTTCTGCTGCTTTCAAGGCGGCGGCTCTTGAGGGTATAGTTCCATCCCATAAAATTGGCTTCATCTGAGACTTAATCTTTTCTCTCCACCAGGGAGCATTATAAGCCTCTGGATTTGAGTTACCTGGATAACTGGCCCATGGTCCATCAATTGTATCGTTCTTTCTACCTATACTTGGAGATGGTCCTTTAGGATTCCACCCATGGCATCCGTCTGTATAGCACTTGTGAGTTCCAATGGCCTTATCTACATTCCATCCAGACAAATCTGCGAGTGCTGCCATTACCTTAGATGTTGTTTCAATTTGGTAGTCATTTATTGTTCCTACCTTTACTCCAGCATCATCAATCTCTATGCCAAAAAATCTTGTCTGGCCAAAGAACCCGTGCTGTGGAACGCCTAGTTCTGGTACTGGTCCACCTAATCCACAATGGTACACACTTCCTGCCGCTAGAAGTGTTGATTTTTCTTTTCCTATAAGTAGGTTACATACAGGCTTGTCGTAGGCAGTTACAGCCCACCCTAAAATATTATTATAGTTTGCTGCACTAGCATTTGGGTTTGCGGTGTGATGAATCACACCACCAGTAAGCCCAGGAGATCCGTCTGGACCCTGCCATGGACGACCAATCGTGTCCCACCCCTTATAATAATCAAATACCAGTCCGTAGTCTAGGAATGCCTGTCTAACTTCCCAGGAAGATGGATTTAGATTAGCCATCTGAATCTACATCCTTATCGACACAATTTCCTTCAGGCTCTACCAATTCAGGAGTAAACCCGATGACGGATGGTTGATTGAAATCCATGTCCGCTAAATCAAGTTCTCCGTTAGGCATCCGACTTCAGTCCATACCTGGGGTCACTCTTATTCAATGCTGTGACGATTACCGGAAGAACGGCGGCTAGTCCTGCTGCCAGCCAGGTTCTAAGATCATCTGCTGAGACAGAAAAAACATCTGCCCCATCTGCAATGAATAGACCTAATATAACTGTTGCGAAAGATACAACATATGAGCGTACTGCTCTTCCTAAATCTGTATTATTAATCCAATTCCACATTTTAGCCTCCAAAGTAAGTATAACACAAATTCTATACAAAACTTGTGATACCCCTGTCTGAAATATTTTCTGCGCGTCCAAAGAACATCGGGATGCTTTCTCTTATACCCCTGGTAACTTCCTGTATCATATGCGGGTAGTCCTGGTTGCCTCTAAAAATAATTAGTTGTCCCACTTTAGGCTCTATAGACAAATTTTGCTTGGGGAAAATTATTTCTCCACCTTCATAATCCTCTCCACATGTATTTAGGTACAGCACGGCAGAAAACTCCTGTATTTCTGGCTTTTCATCTGGAGTTCCTGGGTTTCCATATAAATCTGTTGAATCAGAATGAAGATCACTTCTTGATCCTGGGCAGAGGGCTTGATAACAAACCTGAACCAGAGAAGATTTTACTTTAAAGATTTCGGAAACATGTTTGTTTATATCAACAATGCTTTTACATATTAAACTAATTGATAAGTCTTTTTTATGATCACCAGTATATGGGTATATTGGATTATCTTCAGATATTTTAGATGCTGCAAGTGAACTAGACTGTCCTAGACAGGAGAATGTATGCTTCACTCCTCCAAAAACCGCCTGGGATCTGCAAAAGTCTGATATTAGTTCAGCGCTTTTTACATCTAAGAATTCCTCTAGAAAGAATAGTTCCATATCTTAGCCGATGTCCACAACTTCACATCCTGTATCTGATGAGCAGGCCAGCGCCTGAGATCCAGTTGTTCCATCCTCTGTTTCGTAAAAAACTAAGTCTGACCATCGAATGGACTTAGGCATTTTTGACAGCATTACTTCATACTCTTCCTTGGTGGCATCTTGATATGGAGCCTGCTTGTATGTGTGATCTGAGTAAGGAAGGAATGAGATTCCAGAAACCTCATCGAAGTGCTTGTATACCCAGGCACCTACATCCATCCACTCATCTTCTTTAACAGAAACTGTAATAGATGGCTTATGCTCACACCAATGTCTCTGATAGGCTAGCCAGATGTTCAAATGCTCTATAGCGCTCAAATCATTACGCAGTACGGCATTCTTGGGTGCCTTGATTGGGAAGGAGAATACTGTTGTATCTCCTGGCTTCATAACATCATCCTCTGCTGGAATGCCTACCTCTGTAAGAAAGTTCGTGAGAGGATCCTTCTTATCGCCACGAACCGTACGGATGTAGTAATCGTTGTGCCAGGGATGCATACCAGAAGAAACACCAGTCAACTGAGATACTGTTCCAGAAGGCTTCACACAAGTAATCGCGGCTGAAGGGTTAATCTGAAGAACTTCAGCCTCTTCCTTATTTACTGCCACCGCGTGTTCACGCAACTTGTCTAGAGTTGATGACAATTTATCAAGACCTTCTTGCCCTGACATCAACTTGTTTCCGAACTGTCCAGTTATTGAAACTCCTAAAAGTCTCTCGTCCTCTGTGTTCTGCTTCCAAATCTTACGGAGGTACTTAAAGTTAGTTAGTGTTGACTGCCATGTGCCAAGAATGGTCGCTAGTTCAACCTTACGCAATAGGGTCTTTTCGGTATCGTCCTCACGCACAACCACCTCTGATAGATTGCAGAACTGATAGGGGCGCAGGATGATTTCGCTACATGGATTTGTTCCGTAGCGAATTTCTGGGTCACGACGACCATACTTTGCCGCTTGGTTTTGAGCAGCCTCAACATTGTAAATTCCGCGCTCGCCAGACTTTGACTCGTATAGGTTTTTCCACTCCATCATAAAGTCAGACATGCTTGGCTTTCTTGAGTATGCCACAGAGTTGTTGGCAAGTGCCCGTTGTGAGTTATACTCCCACCATGCACCCGATTTTGCACGCGCCATATCATGATCGTTAAGATCGGAAAGTGAAATCATAGCGGAACGACGTACGCCTCCTACTACAACAACCTCGCCAATCTTACACATAATGTCATGGGCCTCTATTGGCTTCAACCTACGACCAGCGGCATTCTTTATGGTATTCACACAAAAATCGAACAATTGTATTAGCGGCTCAGGGCCAGAGGCGCGACCGCCAAATGTTTTAAGTCTTGCTCCTGCGGGACGAACCTTAGAAACATCCCAGGAAGGAACCTGTCCTACCCACAGCATGGCGAGAAGTTCGCGTAGTGCCTTGGCCCAACCACCTTTAGAATCCTCAACAACAATAGTGGTATTAGTTGGCTCAAAGTGTTCGTTGATGGCAGGGAGTTTGTCAACGTAGGTTGACTCTACTGAGTAACCAACGCCTGTTCCACACATGAGAATATACATTGCCTCATCGAATGATCTAAGAGAATCAACTGGAAGAAATGAACAGTTGTATGCTGCCACATGATCACGATCTAAGGCTGGTCCTGAGGTCATGATTGCACGCATGGAAGGCATAACATTTCGATTAAATACTGCATCTCTTAATTCTGACACGACTTCTTCAGATGGCTCATAGTTGAACTCTTCTTTTAGATGATTCTTTATGAAGCCAAAGTATCGGTCAACTGTCTCACCCCAGGTCTCGCGGCGATTCTCATCAGACATCCATCTAGCATATCTGCTTAATGCAATGAAGTTCTCATAGTGGTTATCTATTGCTGACATAAAACTACTCCTCTGCCCATATAATGGGTCTTAAAAAATTAGTGGTAATAGATATAGTAGCATTAGCCGAGTCACAACCCACGACTTTTAAAAATATTTTTTAATCTTTGAGATGTGCTTTCCGTTACCTTATCCCAGTCGTACTCCATGTGAGCCTTGAACGAATTCTTAAACGTATTTTTTGCATGTATTTCATAGTTTTCTACAAGTTCTAACATGCTTCTTTTAACCTCGTCCTTGGTAACGTTATAAACATTTCCTGGATGCAATTGTGGATATTGTGACGGACCTAGAGTAGAGTTAATAGGTACCGTTATTAAATCTTTATATTCAGCCCACTCATAAGTAGATGCAACTGGCATTCCGGTGGCTATGGCTTGAAGCGGGATAAACCCAAAGCCCTCTCCGAGAGTTGGGTACACCATGGCGTTCGATTTCCAATAAAGTTCTACCATTTGTGAGTGGGTTAGAGGAATCGTTATAATTTTGATATTATTGTATTTTACATCAGGCCCACCAGCAATGCTGCCATCAGGATTATATATCCTAGTTGAGTTTATGTTTGTGGCCTTCATGATTAATTGGTAATCAGGATCGTTTCCAAAAAGTTCGATGAACGAGTCAACGACCAACTGACCATTCTTCCTGGCCTGCGGTTCGCCAATGTGAAGAAATCTAAAAACATCTTTTCTGCTGCGCCTTCTTGGTGCCCAATCCATGTCAATTCCGTGAGGATATACATGAATATCTTCTTTTCCAAGGGTTTCCTTAAACACGTTAGCGGTCCAGGTTGAGGTCGCCCACAACTCGTCGCAACTAAGCATTCTATCTTTCCATCCTGGCTTAAGTTCAGTAGATTCCCAGGCGGTGTATCCTATCTTGTATTGATTTGGAGCAAAGCGGTAGTCGGACGGAAAGCCTACGGATATGCCGACAGGAGAAGAGTTATCTCTTACTCTACAATCGAATCCCATTGAGTCCAGAGTATTTATAATCTGACTTGTGGCATGACTATACCCCACCAGATCTTTGAATTCATCCTTCATCTCTATCATGGATTCGGCGGCGGTCGTAAAGGAGATTCTCATAACCAGAGTATACCATTTGATAATCTACTAATCGATTGTAACAATTCTATATACACCCTCGCCTTATGATACGATCATATGTACAATTGCAATATATAAAGAAAGAAAGAATATGGACATAAGAGTATTTAGTAAATATTATCAATATGCTTTAAAAGATAAAGTACTACCGATTCTATGCGGTATAGATTCAGAACATCCCATGCTGGTGCCCCGACTGTGGATTGATGAGAATGATAACGATATTATATACTTGTACTGTCTTGACTGTAACTTTAAGTTATATCCAGGATTAGAGTTATATAACACTATTGAGTTCGTAATAGAAGAATTGGAAGTTAATGAAGAAGATTGATATTTTGAATCTAGGCTATGTAGGTCTAGTTTCAACTATGGGAAGTGATCTAGAAGTTGCTAATGCTGCTAGAGTCTCTTTTGATAAAAGAAGTGAATTAGATATGACTGGACTTTTGAAAAGTACAGATAAGAAACTAATTGACTTTCTTTGGA